TTTGCAAGAAATGATTCCTCATTTCTCTCATTGGCCATCAAACCCTAAAGATAAGTTTAAGGATAAACCAATCCTTAGACGCTTATCTACGGTAGATGACAAAGAGGCGAAAGAAAGAGTCATCGGAATTGTCGATTACTGGTCGCAGTCCCTTTTGAAACCGTTCCATGAATCCATTCTGAGGATTCTTGGTAGGTGGCAAACGGACCTAACCAGTGGTCAAAACATTTCCCCATTCGGAGATCATTCCCAAAAATACTGGAGCATAGACCTAACGTCTGCAACAGACCGATTTCCAATCTCTTTACAAGAGATTGTTGTCAGTCAGTTGGAGGGCGAAGTCTTTGCTCGAGTGTGGAAGGACCTTATGATAGGTGAACCCTTTGAGTTTCGCGGTAAGTATTATAAATACGCTACCGGGCAACCCATGGGGGCTTACTCATCTTGGGCCGTCTTCGCACTCACTCACCACCTTTGGATTCAATTCTCTGCAAAGCGAGCTGGTTTACGGCTCCCTTTCTTAGATTATCGTCTCCTAGGTGATGATGTGGTAATTAGGAATGATCGGGTGGCTCAGGAATACCTTTCTCTTCTCGAGCTCATTGGAGTTGACGTGTCTAAGGATAAGACCTTAGTTTCACCCGATTCCTTTGAATTCGCTAAGAGATTCTTCTATAAAGGTACCGAGGTTACTGGATTCCCACTTGCTGGGATACAGAACACGGCCAAGGGGGTTACTGAAACCCTCATGGTCTTATCGGAATCCTTAAGAAGAGGATATCCTGATCCATTCGATAACAACCGAAATACCTTACTTGAGCTGTTTAGAGCTCTACGTAGAGGTTCTATCAAAGGTTTTATAACCTGGGATAATGACTTCCACCAGAGACTAAACATCAAAGGTTTGGCATTTTGGTGTTATCTCACTAGGTTCCAGAACGTTCCCCTACTTCGATACGTTGTCGAGTCAAAACTCGGGTATGATTTACATCCTGAGTATGACGACGAAAACTACGTCGACTTAGTGGGAATGTTTCTCGCTCGAGGAGTAATCCAGAATCAAACCGAATTGATCTTTAGAGATCAAGGTATGATGCAGGAGATCGCTACAGGTTTACCAGAAGATATGAAAGAATATCATAAGCTTATGATGCCTGTAATGATCGTGCTCCAAGAAGAGTACATGAAACTTGTTACCAATATTTCAGTTCTCGAATCCAATCTTGCAGAGCAAGACTGGCGAGAAGTTCTCTTCAGGAGCTGGATAGAGTTGGATGTGAATCCAACCCAAATCCTTGCCTCCGAAAGGAGAGTTCAAGCCAAGCGTGCACAGTCACGTGCTATCTCTCTAGGATTCAAATATCTGAAGGACGAAAGTCCACCAGTTGATTCGCTAGGTAAAAATAGCTTTGACCTTCACAAATCGATTGACATGTCCAGGGTTCCCCCTGGTCAATGCTTTTCGATGTGTGTTATGGGCTCAGGCTAGGTCCGCCTAGTGTTCGCCTCGTGTTAAT